TATAGCCGTGATGGTGGATCAAAAGTAGGTAACGCCCAACTATTAGCAATTACTCTTACACCCAGACCTGCTCAATCACATGACAAGATAGAGCGGGTAACTTTAAACGAAAGGATTGATTCAATGGATAACATTGATGAGATGTCTGTTGAAGAGCTACGCCAAATGCTTGTCGCAAAGGACGCAATGGTCAAAGAGCTTGAACAGAAAATGAAAGATATGAAGATGGAGTCTGAGTCTTCCATGAACAAGGAAGAAGAAGACAAAAAAGAAAAGATGGAAGAAAAGAAGGATGAAGACAAGGACAATAAACTTGCTCATACTCCCGACCATGACAAAAAAAGAGAAGAGCGCAAGGAATATAAAATGAGTGAAAACTTAAATGATTCTGTTCTACTCTCAGAAGTTCAAGCACTCCGTGAAAACAACGCTAAACTCAATGAACGTATTGAAGCGATTGAAGCAGAGAAACGAGAGATTGAAAAGACCAATGCTGTCAACACTCTCTTAAATGAAGGCAAAATTACACCTTCAGAAGTTGCTGTGGTTGGTAAAGCTTGGATGATCAAGGATCTTCAGCCTGAGTTCTGGACCATGTTTAGTGAGAGAAGCTTAAACAGTGCTGTACCACTTGTTGAAGTTGGCCACGGTGCAAGCGGTGAAGAGATCAACAAGGCTAGTCTTGACGCTAAAATCAGAGAGATTAGCAAAGAGAAATCAATTTCATACAGTGAAGCATTGACCTTCGTGCGACAAAATCAAAAAGACTACTTTATTAAGGCAATGGAGCAATAATCATGGCCAATACAGATAACATTATTTCATTTATCGCAGCGGAAGCGATCACTGAATATGCACTTGTTTCAACTAACACAGCTGGTAAGATTGTCATCACGGACGCAGCGACCGACACACGATGCATCGGCGTGGCTCAAAGAGCTTGTTCAACTGGTGACTCTGTTGAAGTTGTGATCAGTGGTAAAACTCGTGTAATTGCAGGGGGAACCATTGCAAACTCTGTCAGCTTAGTCATGGCGGCAACTGATGGAAAGGTTGATACACACGCAACAAGTGGAAATTATGCCATCGGCTCAATCCTTCCCAACATCAACCAAGTTTCTTCAGTGAGCGGTGATCAAATCTTGATCAACTTTACTGGTCCAAAACTTCTAGTACCTTAAGAGGTGAATCATGGCATCATCATATAGTAATCTGCATCCAGTAGATCAAATTTTAACGAGTCTAGTTAATGAAGCGGTTCCAAGTGATAACCAACTCATAGCAGACCAAGTTTTTGAAACCATCCAAATTCCTGAGAGAAGCGGTACACTTCTACTCGAAGAATCAAGAAACTTCATGGGAGCGGGAGCGGGTCTTGATCTTCAAAGGGCACCTGGGTCAAGTCGTGCCACCATTGGCGGGTTTGATCGTTCTAGCCAAACATTCAAAGCTAACATCTTCGCCGCAAATGATTCAATTGCGATGGAAGATATCTTTGATAGTCAATATCCTGGCAGTGAAGAAGCACGCTTGGCAAAAAAAGTAAGCCGAGTTTTAAAGCTTGCTCGTGAAAAGCGCGCCGCTGATCTTCTCTTTGGTACTGGTAATTTCAATAATGATACTTGCACAAACGAATTTGGTGGCAAGTTTAACGCAGCGGGAGCGGAGCCATTAAGCAACCTGCATACTTTGAAAGATACTGTCTTTGCAGCGGCACACGGTATTAATCCTGATTCTCTAATCCTTGGCCGTGCTTTATTCAGACAACTAGCAAAAAACCCTGAAGTACGAGGCTATGTTGGATCAACTGCTAACGGTTTAGCAAGTGGCAACTTAATCTTAAATGATGAAGCCGTCATTGCTGTGCTTCGTGATGTGCTTGGTATTCCAAACATTTATGTGGGCCAAGCTTTGCAGGATACCGCTGTGCCTGGTGCAACTTCTTCTGAGTCCGCAATTTGGACAGGTGACAGCTTGTTCATGGGGATACTAAAAGGGAGTGATGCCATAGTACAGAAAAGTGGAAATGTTAAGGGGATGCCTGTGGCAGCTCTTAATCTCAGTTTCCAAAACATGGTTGCAGGTCAATATGACTCATTAGACAAAACACGCCGCTATGTGTACGGTGAAGAAGTAGGTGTATTCCATGCTGTAGATTCTTCACTAGGCCGTATTATCACAGACTGTCTATAAGCCATGTTGTGTCAATGTGGCCAAGTAAACCTTCTTGCAGAGAAGAAGGACGCTGACCGGATCGCTATTGAAGACTTGACTAAACAAGCCAAGACTCAAAGTGGACCCATGGCCACATTGACCAGAGCTAGGCGTGATCAATTAAAAGTTGAAATCGCCGCCGAAAATGCAATTGAGAAAACGATAAAACAAGCTAATCAAAACTTGTTAAAAACAATTGAAGCCGCAACAAGGACCATTAGGATACAAGTTATCTTGGGTTATAATGATGAACAACTTGTTCAATATATTCTTGAAAGCGGGTATGGACTTGCAGTTGATGAGTTCATAGAGCAAGCGGATAAAATAAGAGAAATTACTCAAAGAATGGTGGATGCAGTTGATTATGACTTTGACGTAAGTGAGATAAATCAACAGGTTGAAGCACTGCAAGCCACCACAGCTCAAGCTGTATTTGATGAGATCATCCTTCCTGATGTGAAAAAATCTATCAATCAAAGCTTACGTGATATTATCGCTGAAGTGCCTGTTGATATTGCTATGAGCAATCTTCAAGCAAGATTGGAACGGTCAGAAGGTCGTCAACTCACAGAAGTCAAAACACAAATAAGTGAATATGGAAGAGCAGTGACAGCCGTGACCGCTGAAGCGGCGGGTCTTGATCATTATTTATACACAGGACCAAAGGACGGCATCACCCGTCCATTTTGCCGAGCGTTGATTGACTTGGTGGTTGATCAAGACCAAATGAGAAAACTAAACAACGGTCAAGGCTTGAGTGTGTTGACAGGTGGTGGTGGGTATAACTGTAGACATTCATGGTCACCAGTAACCGAGGGATTCATAGAAGCGGCTAATCTAAAGAAAGCCACACAGTCAGACATTAACAAAGCGAATAGAGGAGCAAAGCGCAAATGAGAAAAGCTATATTGAATCAAGATTATCTCTTTGAGTGGAACGCTCCAACACCATTGAGCGCACAACCAACGCTTGAGATCAAGGGCGGTGCGACTGCTTACAGTGTGAGCATGACCCAAAGTAGAAGTGATGTGACCGTTTCTTCAATCGCTAGTGATCGAAGAACATTGACACTTAACGCAAGCGCAACAGGTTTGCAAAGAGATCAAGCTAAGGCTTTCTTAGTTACCAATGGTGATACATGGTTTAGTGTGACCATATCAAGAGTGGTTGGCACGACTGCAATTTTAGCTGAACCATTATCAAGAGAGATTGACCTAAGCACAGCGGCAACACTTATATTTAGTATGTATTATGCAACGGTTACCACAGCGGCGGTCACTGGTGTCAATGGTTACTATCCATACACAGTCACCTTCTCCGCTGATCTTGGAAGTCAAAACCATATCAAGCTTGATAAAGGTGTTTTGAAAGTTACACCAAGACCTTTTGATACAGGCCTTGACCATGATGAGCTTGTTGGAACTTTTGCCAATCTTGCGGACATGATCCCAAGGAGACAAAGTGATTTTACACCACAAGTCAAAGCTAGCCTTGAGGAAATCGCTTTATATATTAATGATAAGGTTTCAGCGTCTAATATCACAGAAGATGAAGTCTTCAATGCCGAATCTTTTAAACTTGCTCACATGTATTGTGCAGCCGCTCGAATCTATGAACTCAGTCTTCAACTAGATACCGCCGCAAGTATGCGTCAACGTTGCCATGAACTTCTTGATAGTGCTTTGTCTAATGTTGCGCTTGACTTGGATGGTGATGGATTAGTTGACGCAGGTGAGGAGAACTTAAGCAGAGTTGGCGGCTCTGCTCGTGACTTTCGAGCTAGTTGGCGAACTTATAGCAAGAGCAGCAATGATTCTTTCTTCACTCCAAGCCGAGGAATGAGACACTAATGGCCGCCAAAGTGAAACTGAACTTACCACGTAGTTTATGGACTGCTAAAGATTCAACACGCTTGGCAGCTAATACGCTAGCACAAATCAAGATACGCACCGGTAAAGGTGTAGATGCCAATGGTCAGTTATTCAAAGATTATTCAACAACGCCGCTTTATGTTCCCAAGAAAGGAGCAAGGCTAAAACCAAAAGGCGGCCGCCCATCAAGAACAGGCAAAAGCATTTACTATGAAAAAGGTTATGCTCAATACAAAGAGGAAAGCCGCCGCCGTGGTGGTGGTGGTGAGTCTGCTAGTGTTGACCTTGTGCTTAGCGGTAATATGCTGAACAACTTTGTAGTGTTAGAATCATCTAAAAATGGCTTTAAGATTGGACTGACTAAAAACGCTCAATATGGTTATGATGTGAATGAAGAGCGTGAATTTATCGGACTGACACCAGGTGAAATTGACTTGATGGTTAAGGCCGTTGAAATAGACTTGAGGAATAAACTAAAATGAGTCAAGGCATATTCTCAGCATTGTCATACCTTGAAGATCTAATTGAAGGGATTACACCCAAGACTGACCTACATCATGGTTTTGTCGCTGTGAACCGTGGCAGCGGCTTGACTGTAAAGCTTGATGACCGTCCAAATAGCACACGATACTTTGAACTAAGGATTGACTCACTTGCTCAAGATGACGGAGCGGCAGGTCTTAGCGGTCGCAAGCGGGCAAGAATCAATTGCCGTGTGAAATATGATATTCCTCAAGATGATGGTTTTCTTCTTCGCCTAATGAATGAAGATACATCTAGTCTTATCAATACCTTGAAGGGTCCGCAGTACTCTTTATCCACTACAGGCATAGTCAGCTTGATTCCTCTTCAAGCTACGATTGAATCAATACTTGACGCTCAAGGCGATAGATTAGGCTTTATGCTTATTCTTCCCTTTGACCTTTTATATTTGGA